TCATTGAAAAGCAAGCGTGTTGTGAGGCTTTTTTGCAATTTTCCTCACATTTTCGCGATTGTTAAACGCATTTTGAAGCGGTTGGTATAAACAGAACAATGAAGCATTGATGATTTGCTTCACCTCTCTACGGATTGTCGAGATGCTTGGGTGTTTGTACTGATTGCCGCCACGCGTCTTCATAAGGCGAGGCTTACTTACTGCATGCTGCCATGATGCAATTCGGATCTCGCTGGAGTTGCAGACGTAGTAGGCGAAGATAACCCGCCAGGCATTTTCATCCACATTCTTCAGGTAGTGGCGAATGACAGCATCAATGAGCATCCCGTCATCATCACTACATACCGGCCGTGATGCTTGCTGGGGCTCGACGGTAGCCATGAATCTGGCAATCATGTTGATCATCGCTTTATCAATCTTGCCGGTCTGGCACCATGCGCCCCACAACTGGAGCCACTGGTCTACCCATTGATGCTGGTCGTTGGTTAATTCCAGTTTCATTATGCGGCTTCCTTCTGAGGCTGGTTGGTTTTGGTCTGGCTGTGCTTTGCTACTGGTGGCAGGTTGGCGCGCTTAACGCTTTCTGCCTGGTACCGCAGGAAATCGGCGTGGTTCATGCGGCCTCCTGTCGGCGTGCCCGGCGTTTTTCCAGCGCGCGGGCTTTGCGTGTGAAAATGGATTTGATGCGCTGAAGGTATGGGATATCGAAGCGGCGAGGATCGTTATCTGATTCAAGGCGCTCGACACGTTCCTGTCCGATACGCTCAATCAGACGGATCCGGTACTCGACAGCATTGCCGCTCAACTGCCGGTTGCAGCGGGTGCAAGCGGAGTGGACGTTAAACACGTTGAATTTGAGATGCGATGCAGCGCCGCGCGAACGGTAATGGCTGGCGTCAATGGCGCTGCCTGTCAGGTAATTGCTCTTGCCGATGAGTGGATTGCCGCAGCTGACGCATTCTTTTCCCTCGTCCCGGATCCGTATGTAGCGGTTGAAGGCCGATTGGGCCTCTTTATCCCACTGAGCTTTAGTCTTGAATGACTCGCGCTTGGCCTTGCGACGCTGGCGTCCTGCCTTCTCTTCGGTGCGCTGGCGCTGCGCCGCCTTCTGCTTAGCGGCTTCACGGGCTTTTGCGGTCTGTTCTTTGCCGATCGCGCTGGCGCACTCGAATGAGCAAACTACCTGCCCGTCGCGGACCGGGTGGAACCACTGGCGACAAGCTTTATGGGCGCACTTGCGGCGAGGTAACTTAGCCATGCGCTCTCCTCGCCGCGAGACGCAGCCATTTCTCATCGACCAGGCGGGCGGTGTAGTCCTTGAAAGTCGGGATGTCGGACGGCTTAACCACGGCCTTGCGCTGGCGGCGCGCCGGAACGCGGAAGATTTCGTTTGTGATGACGCGTGCGAGAGGGTTATTCATGCAAGCCTCCCAAAGTAATCGCCACGATAACGGACATCGCGAAGTTGGATGTTCTGGCTGACGGCGAAAGCCTGGGTGTACTCAATCAGGCTGTTCATCCTTTTGATCCCCATCGATGAGGTGCTTTCGCGAATTGCCACCAATTCTCCCTCAAGTCCGGCAATAACCTTCCCCTGCCCGCCAGTGGCAATGGAGTGACCGGAAACCAAAATTGATTTCCACGACGGAAGCGACCACGCAGAGCCAGCCCACTGAATGCGATGCTTTGCCAGATCGCCGCAAAGCGCGTGGAACAGTGAATTCTGAGGAAGAGTGCGCTTAGGGTCGGCAAAACTCACCACGAGCGGGAAATCTGCGTTTACAGGCTGCTTGTTGATGTAGTCGATGAGGTTGCGGCGAACCTGCTCATCACGTAGGTAGAATTTGATACTCATACGCCACCTCCAAGAGGTAACGCAGAATGCAGATAATCGCAGGTGCATTTCTGCATCTGTGAAAAGGTGAGGAGTTCAGATTGTTGTCGCATTTAAGTCCCCTTAAATGCGCAGAAGTCACTGACGGGTGTTCAGGCCGTCAGCAAAGAAATTATGGACGGTTGATTCAACAAAATCAACTGAAGAGAAAGGCCTACGAAGAGGCCTGTTTGTTATGCGTCGAATGGGTTAGGCATTATGCGATACCACTGTTGGCGACCTAAGTGGGCAGGCGACACCTATCGGATGCTTGCCATTGCAGATAAAGCACCGCATCTCGCTAAGCACCTGAGGAGAGGTAGTGATCGTCTGCTGGTGATCATCCTCGCTCAATGCATCACGGAACGCGACCGCAACAACCACCCCACCGAAAGCTTCCATATGGGCATGTACTGGCGGCTCCTTGCCGTCTTCGAACTCAATGACGAAAGTAAACTTGCCCATCACTTCACCTCCTGCTGCGGTGATGCTGCTATCATCCGGCGATACACATCGTAAGTCCCGAATTGTTCATCACCAGCCTCAAGCATTTCATGGGTGGGTTCTTCTGGCACCATCACCCAACCATCCGGAATCACCGGAGAGTTGCCGCTCACAGCCTCCTGAAAGCGTTCAAGCTCCACGTACTCCTGACATGACCACCCGCCATCAATAAAATCGCGAGCTTCAACAGCGTCGAAAGTGAACGATGTTTCACCGCCAGTTGGTGAGGTTAAGCCGTACAGGTCTGCTACCGGCTTAAATTGCGTGACTGGTATGGTACCTTCATTGGTGAGGGTACCATCTGCACCCTGAAGCATGGCGGTGACAGCGTTGATAGCCTCAACTTGAGGCATCTCCATCATGCGATGATCGCTCGTTACTATGAATGGCTCAGAGTGCTTAAGCATGGCGGCGCGGCAGGCGTTCCAGCCGAGCGCGTAGTAATCATCAGAGGCTGACTTTTCGCCTTGAGAATGAATAGCATCAGGCACAGATACCGGCGCTGGCGGGGCTTTGTATAACGGCACGACGTCCTTTAACGTCTCGCACTCAGCTCCTGGAAATTCACAGTCCAACTTTTCTCGCCATAGGTAGCCCAGCCCGCTGACATATACATACTCCTTGTACTGCCAAGCCACTGGTTGGTGATTCACGCCAGGCTCCGCTTCGAGCGATGCCAGCGCCAGCTTCATCGCTGCCAACGCCATGGCAGCATCTTCGTTTACAACGCCGGGCATAGCGTCGCGCTCTTCTTCAAGCTCAGCGATTGTCTTCAAGAGCCATTCTTTGGTTAGTTCGCTCATTGGTTTGTCCTTCCGGTCAGGCGCTCGCGGAGCGTTAACTTGCGCGACAATCTCTCATGGTCAGCAATCTCAACTACAGTACAGGCGCATTTATCGAAGGTACTTTCTCTCTTATGCTTCAGCAGCACCGCTTCGTTGTAAGCCGACTCCTTATCAGTTGCGCTCAGCTCATGCACATCAAAGCCTTTGCTATCGACGAACCACCCGTGAATAACTGCGATAAAACGAGCCATATCAATCTCCTTTCCAACCTCTATCTGTTATCGAACTCTCGTAGCGATGAATATCACGCTTACCTGCAACCAGCGTCTCCTTAGCGTCACTGCCATCGCCGAGGTAAACTGGTCTGCCACTCAAGGTATTCTGAGGTTTTTTTTCAACATCAGACTTCATGGGTAATTCACTAAGTTCAGCAATGCGCTCCTCTGCGGCCTCTAGTTTTCTCCTTAACGCCTCGCTACAACCCTCAGCTCTTCGGATTGCCAACTCCAAATGTTTATTCAGCGCATCTGCGGCTTCCAGCTCATCCAGCAGCGCCAGCACGATGGCGGGGTTGGCTGCGGCAACAAAATCACGATTGCGCTTTGATTCCGGCCCCTGGAATTCTGCAATGATGTAGTTTCCATTCACTGCATCAGCTACGGGAATAACTGCATGCCAGCCTTCATGGGCATCAACTATCCAATCGCTTTCCGTCGCCCTCTCAGCCGCTTCACGTAATGCGCGTTTGTCGATGTTGCTCATTGGGCGGCCTCCTGCTTCTGCTTGTTGTATACGGCCCAGCTCAGAGCATCGAGCTTGTCACGGCCTGCTTTATCGTACATGTGGATGCCATCGCTGCAGGCGTGCTCCTGTTTAACCTGCTCCTCGAGAGCGCTTATCTCTTCGTAAGACAGGGTTGCTAGCTTGAGTCGATTCCAGCCAAAGTTACGGATGCGTTTCATAACCCTACCCTCCCCCAAACCATCAATACTCGCTTCATCGCCGGGCTTTTCCGGCACTCCTGAAATATTCCGTTTTTGCAGCTGCGCGCGGTACCATCCTGCTCTTCCGGCGTCGCCAGGCGATAAGTCACCGTTCGCCAGACCTTGCTCACCCGGACAATCTTGCGGGCCCGCTCCAGATCGATAGCGTTCTTCGTGATGCAGTTGATGGTCATGCCGCACTCTGTGGCCACATCCTTCGCGGTGAAGGTCCGGTGCGTTTCGAGATAACGCAGAATTGCCTGTTTGCCTTTCATCGTCTTAGCACTCATAGTCAGACTCCTGTTGCATCTGGCTGCTGTAGGTGAAATCTACCGGGTCCAGGCCTGAGTAGCGGCTGCTGAAGTGGTAGGTCTTTTCTGCCCCCGGCGCATGGCGGGACTTCACACAGATGATTTCGGTGATGCCTTTCAGTTCGGTGTTTTCGTTGTACTTCTCATCCCGATACACCATGAAGATCACATCTGCTTCCTGCTCAATGACGCCAGACTCTCGCAGGTCTGCGGCAACGGGACGCTTATTAGCGCGCTGCTCCAGGTTTCGGTTCAACTGGGCCAGAGCGATGACCGGGCAACGCAATTCTTTTGCCAGGTTTTTCAGTCCAGTGGCGATCTCCCCTACGCTGCGGTTCATGTTCTCCGGGTCTGACATCCGCATTTTCTGAAGATAATCGACGATGACCACGCCCAGGCCGCCCAGCTTCTTGCTCATTCTGCGCGCTTCCGCACGCACCTGGTGAACGCTTAGGGATGGCTTGTCATTGATGTAGATCGGAGAGTCGATGAAATCCTTCATGCAGTGGCCGACCTTTCCCCAGGCCCCGTCCATCACGCCGCTTTGCTTGCTGAGTAAATCCTCTTTGCTCACCCGGGCCCGGTGGAACGCGACACGCTCCGAGATCTGATCAACTGGCATTTCCAGACTGAAGAAAAGCACAGGCTTTTTGTTTTTCAGGCCGACTGTCTCGGTCACGGTGGTGCTGAACATGGTTTTCCCCATGCCAGGGCGCCCGCCGACAACGATGAAATCGGTGTTGTTGAACCCGCCGAATGCGCTGTCGATGGTCGCCATGCCCAGCTCGGTTTTGTGCTTCCAGATATCGCCGCTAATAATCGACTGGATGGTATCTAACGACATGTCGATCCCGGTAGTGATGTGCTCGGTGCCATAGTCAGCACTGTGCTCAATACCGGAGATATCGGCCTGTATTTTGCCGATGATGTCAGCGATACCCTCACTGGATGGTTCGGACAGCTTCTGGATCCCTACCTGTAGCGCCAGGGTCATCCGGCGGCCGAGATGCATTTCCCGCAACTTTTCGCAGTACGAGGCAAGGTTCGCGAACGACGGTGTGTTCTTGCTGCATTCAGCCAGGTAAGCGAATCCGCCCGCACTCTCCAGCGCTCCAAGGCGCTCAAGGTCGCTGGTCAGTGTCAGCAGGTCTATCTTCTCCCCGGATTCGTTAAGGCGCTTATAGGACCGCAGAGCCACCTTGTGAGGCGTTGCTGTGAAGTGGTCCTCAGTCAGCCCCTCAATCGCGTCAGTCGCCATGTCAACGCCGTCTGTGCGGCCCGCTGCGAGCATGATCCCGCCAATGACGGCCTGCTCAACGTACAAATCGATAAAACGGCTCATGCTTTGACTCCCTTGCGCTCACGGTGCTCGTTGATGGCCTGCTCGTAGACAGATCCCCAGTTCTTCGGATTCAGTATCCAGTCGAGAGTCAGCCATGGCTGATCGCCTCGGGTGCCGAACAGGGAAGACTTGCTAATCAGCTCGAAGGCCATTCCCATGTGCTTCAGTTCTCGCCAGTTGCCCTGGGTGGTTTTGCCGTTCCACACAGCTTCCAGGTCTCGATAGGCCGGACGGCGGCGGTTCCACTCATGCAGTGAAACGGCCTTCGAAGGGAATTTTTCATTCCAAAGCTTGATGATCTCTTCGTGCGGACAGGCTTTCGGGTTGCTTCCATGACCATCTGCCCATATCAGGGCGTCTGACAGGTATCCATCAAAGCGGGTCATACGGCACAGGTTCTCTGGCTTGAAGCTGTGACCCCAGTTCACATGGGCCCAGCGGATAACCAGCTTCAGCTCTTCAGCGGTGTAGCACTGGTCTTTGCTCTTCACTGTGGAGAGAGCTTTCTCAAAAGGTGCCAGCGCAGCACAACGACTACCCGTTAGCTCGTTGAAGTAATCCATCACTTCCTGAGCGAGTGAGTTTTCCCCCTGGGGGGATTTAGGGGGATCTTGTCTTTCTGTATTTTGATTATTGTCTTTTGTGGTTAGCACCTTCTGCTTAGTTCTGTTAGCAACTTCCGCTAAGGTTTTCTTAGCAGGTTTAGCTAATGTTTTGCAGAATCCGTTAACCTTCGTTTTCCACTCGGAAACATTGGTATTCATGCCCACTTTGCGGCCTTCCTGAATGAATACCTTCTTGCCGATCAGCAGGTTTTTGGCAGTAGAGCAATGCGTGTGGTGCTTACCAACCATCTGCTCAAGTTGCTCGTTGCTGACCCAATCCATTTTTTTATTGAAGCCGTATGTTTTGCGCCAGACGGCCAGCACAATGCACATCTCAGTTTCGCTCAAACCTGAAGCCATAACGGCATCAAGAAGCTCATTCGCGACGCGAGTGAACCCATCTTCCAGTTGCGCCACACGATGCTCCACGACCTCCAGCGGCGGCCTGTAGTCTGCTAAATGCTTAACGACGCCCATGCTTCACCCCTGCCTGAATCAGTGCCAGTCTTGCCATGCCAACGAAGCGCTCAGCGAACGCCCGGTTTTTTGAGGCAGCGACAACCAGGCCATCTGGTGAATCTGGATGGCGACGTTCCTCTTTTTCCTGGTACTTTTTGCGAGTTTTTGACATACTTACTCCCGTTACTTGGCGTAACACAGTGTTTGGAAGGCCTTTGAAGTGACCGCTTCAAGGGCTTTTTCTTTTCTGGTTCCTCTCACATGACCCCCAGCATCGATGTGACCATCGTCATCAGCGGTCCTACCTGCTCCGGCATGAGGCGGAACAGCGACGCTATACCCTCGCTTACCTCTTTCAGCTTCTGGTGCTCTGGAGCGTCCAGCAGCACGGCCTGCTTAGCCTCGGCACACTCTTTCATCGCAGAGGCGATCAGCGACATCGTGTCGTTCTGCGGCGCCAGGCGGTTTCGATACTCCAGCGGCAGGACGGACATGATTGCCGGGGCCAGCTGGCGAATGTTGTTGGTCGCATATTCGGTGTCGCCGTCGATCCAGCGGAACACCTTCTGCATCTGGCGGTGCGAGTCAGTCGGGATATCCAGTCCAGTTCCGCCGTTAGCCCGCCACTCTTCAACAATCAGCGCTGCGACAAATTCACGGCTGCGGCAGTCAGCTGCCCAGGCGCGAACAGCCGCGCGGATCCCATCGATGTTTAACGCCGTGGAATCAGGTTCCCGGCGATTCTGGTAAATCATCGCCGCTGGCGAAAATTTGTTACCTTGTTGATACGCAAGTGAATGCATTGCTTTCCCTTTCGTGGTTAGGGCCGCCGTTAAGCGGCTTTTGGTTTACTGATTTCAAGAATCTGGCTCTCGGTAAACTGTCCACCAGATACAGCTGCGATTTTGGATGCATAGCCTGTTTCACCGGTGTAATCGGTACGCGGCAGGCAACCGCTGTTAATCCATTTGTAGATAGCGCGGGGAGTGCGCCCGCAAGCCTTCGCCACCACCGGTACACGGATTTGCTTGATGATGTCGCCAAGGTTTTTAGGTTGCATTTGGTAACCCTCAAATTGAACTGTAAGTACATATTATGTCGGAACTGATAGTTCACGCAAGTGATATTATGATTGAACCCATGGTTCAAGAAGAAAGAGCGCGTAAAGAGTTCTCCCAACGGCTAGCGCTGGCCTGCGATAAAGCTGGTTTACCTGCACATGGTCGTCAGACTGAGTTGGCAAAACTCATGAAGCTGACACCTAAAGCGGTAAGCAAGTGGTTCAATGGGGAGGCTATTCCAAGACGTGGGAAGTTGCAGGAATTGGCGGCTATACTTGGCACATCCTCCTCTTTCCTGTTGGGCGATAGCGCTGCTGATGGCATATCTGAAGGGCATATGGCGATGAGGGATGATTCTTTCCGTGTAGACGTTTTTGACATTCAGGCTAGTGCTGGGCAGGGAGTTCTCGTGCGAGATGAATTCATTGAAACCATCAGATCCATTGAGTATTCAACTGAAGAGGCTCGCGCCGTCTTTGGAGGCCGCCCGGCTGATCACATAAAAATGATTGCCGTTAATGGCGATTCGATGTCTGGCACGTTCGAGCCGCGAGACCAGATCTTCGTCGACGTCAGCATCGACTGCTTTGACGGTGACGGCATATACATTTTCGTTCTGGACAATGATCTCTACATCAAACGCCTTCAAAAGCAGCACAAAAAATTAGCTGTGATTTCAGACAATAAAAAATATGAAACCTGGTACATCGAAGATGGTGATTTTTCTTCTCTCCGCATATGCGCGAAAGTGCTGGTAAGCCAGTCAAGGGCATACAGATTTCATAGCTGAGGAAGTTAAGCGTGGAAGCAAATAAGGTTACTGATCTGAGTGATGGAAGCGTCTTGTACGAGCTTGGCGATCACCTCATCACCTGCAAATTAAGCCAGGATAGGCAGTGGCAGCTAGGGGCTTTTAAACGTGACGAAAGTAACCTGAGAGATGACACGCTTGCGGTTTTGAAGAATGAAAAATTCATGTTTATGGTTAAGCTCGGAGGACAGCTCTCTCCCAAGCCTCAATGCATAGCTGTTAACGGGCGATTTTTATTCTCTGTCCATACCGGCAAAGACAACAACATGGCTGCAACCATAGTCATGGATAAAACCGGGAAAGAGTTATTCAAGGTAGAAACTTCCACTCACCTCATCAGTTCGGCCATATCTGAATTTGGCCGCTACATCGCCCTATCGTTTGCCGGCAGCAAAAATAAGGATGATTTTTACGCGAACCGGCTTGAGGTCATAAACATTGATACCGGAGAAGTGTTGATGTCCGTTATCAAAACAGACTTCCTTCGATACGCTGAACTTTCAGTTGTTGAGCCAGACGGCGGACTTTTCGCAACTTTCAATGGTCGCACAAGGCTTGTCGATGTGACGAACCTCTAATAAATCAAACCAGCCCCAACCCTTCTCGCCTCAATCAATAAAAAACAAAAAAATATTTCTCCTTAAAGTTCATAAAGATAATCGGATATGAACTTTCCATTCATATAAAATGTACTTTTGGTACTTTACATGAATGAACTATTGGTACATTATCAATCCATCGAAACGAAACATCGACAGCTGAGCGAAGTTGGCCAGCGGCGGACAGCATGTCGCCTGCTTTTTAACAACATGCAGATTTACAGCGTCAATGACCTGTTTAGACCCTTACACGAAAAACGTGCTGTATCACCGGGTGCGATCCGGTCGGTGAGAGAGTATCCCCGCGCGAGAGCGAGAACGGCGTGAGAACGGGCAACACTGGCAGAGAGTTGGCGCTGACCAATACAGGGAATGTTTTGGGGTGTGGTAGCGCAGTGGCAGACGCGGGCATGACGGCCGTACCTCTGGTTCGATTCCAGACCACACCACCAAAGCATTTCTCCCGCATCAGCGGGTAACGACAGAGGGTAAGGCGATGGCAAAAGTTGTTCTGGTCTGGAATCCACAGAAGACAGAGTGTGTCGGTTTTTTAGAGCGAGAACCTGATGGTTCCACTTGGGATTGTGGATCAGATGGTGACGCGGAGCATGCAGCTGGCGGTATGAGATGGAATCCAGTTTCCACTCTCGCCGATAGCTTCAGGGAGCAATACGAAGACGTTGATGACGAATGTTTCATGCAGACCATTGAAGTTGATCAGTCATTAGCCGACGCGGTTGAAAGAGAAGAAGAAGATTAACCCGCTCCGGCGGGTTTTTTATTGGCCATACATAGGCAGATTTTCGAGTCTGCCCATTTATGACAACCGGCGGCCATCCACCGCCCATTAGCGCAGAAGTCTTGTATTAACCGTTCCGTTCGCCGCGATAAGGCCAAGAGGATTTATGGGTAAGAAAAACGACGGTGGCTACGCTTTCCCTATGGAGGCGACAGATGCCACAGCTTGGAGGGATTGCAATCAGGGAATGACGTTGCGCGACTACTTCGCGGCCAAGGCTATGCAGGGTCGATTAGCGAATCCTGACTGGTTGTGTAGCGATGACCGCACAGCAACCGAAGCGTACCAGATAGCTGACGCAATGCTTCGCGCCCGGGAGGCATCATGACAGTCATCCACAACGGCAAGCATTACACCGCAAAAAAGCTCAACGATAACGAGTGGCAACTGACGTCGCTATCGGCACCGCGCGACAAGCTGACGCTTAACCGCTGGCAGATGCATATCGCTGGACTCCTGGAACAGGTTGAGGTGAAGGCATGATCAACCATTACGGCACCACCCCACTCATTCGCCAGTGCGTCACGCCCGGCATGATGGCTTTGCATGAAGGTCGCACCTATCGCGTCTCAGCAGTCATTCAGGAGCGCAAATGGGTATACCTGCACACCGATGCAGAAATCATCCGCCTCAGTGACTGCGTGATTGACGTCCTTCTGGACGGTTACGGCAACCCTATCCAGCACTAACCACCCTATTCACCCGATCGGCCTGGCTCAATGCGGGCTGGATCTGCACATCCAAATTTCAGGAGTTCAGCCATGAATATTACATGCGAGTGCGTTGATATGCGCACGTCCGTCGGGCCACACAACACCATCAAAGTTGAGATGGAAGGCGTTATCCTGGCCGGCACAGTTAAAACCCGTGACGTACTACCCCAGCTCGATGGCGCAGAAGTCATCGAGTGGCTGGCTGAGCAGGGTTACATCATCACTCATCAGGAGCGCGCAGCATGACGGCCGCAGAACGGTGGGATGAAGAGTCATTCCTGCGCCTTATGCACGACGTGATATCGGAAAAGCCGGAGAACGACAACGAGCCAGTCAACCTGGCCGCCGAGCGGCAGAACCCGATCATTAGTTGGGATGAATTTGCGGGGAACTACACATGACAGATAAAAAAGTATACGCCGCCATTAGCGGCGTTGCTTCAGCGCTTGCTGAGAAGGGTATCAGCAAAGAAAGGAAGCAAGGGAGTCAGGTCAATTACGCGTTTCGTGGTATCGACGACATTTACAACGCGCTGGCCCCGGAGTTGGTCAAAAACAAACTCCTGATCCTACCCCGATACACCGAACGCACCAGCGTCGAGCGAACCAGCAAAAATGGCGGTGCGCTGTTCTACATCACGGTTCGTGGCGACTTCGATTTCGTCAGCACCGAAGACGGAAGCATCCACACCGTCACCACCTATGGTGAAGCGATGGATAGCGGCGACAAGGCCACAAACAAGGCCATGTCGATAGCATACAAATACGCGGCTTTTCAGGCGTTTTGCATCCCAACTGAGGAAACTGCAATCGACGCGGATGCCGAAACCCATCAGGTGCAACCGGCAGATGCCGATCAAATTCTCGCTGAATTTACTCAGTACGCCAGTACTGAAAACGACAGCAAAAAATTGCAGGCGCAATACGCGACAACATGGTCACGTCTGAATGGTTTTTCTGAGCACCAGGCTAAATGCAAAGACGTCACCGGAATTCGATTAAAAGAACTCAAACAGGCGGCTTAAATGGCTATTAACACAATCACAGTTTCAGGAAATGTCGGTAGAGACGCGGTACTGCGCGTCACGCCAAACGGGAAACACATCGCCTCGTTTTCACTCCCGGCAAAATCTGGGTTTGGCGAGAATGAGAAGACATCATGGCTGAATTGCAAGATGTTCGGGGCAATGGCCGAGAAGCTGTATGGCGCGATTGTTAAGGGAGCAAAGGTTGCTGTTACTGGCGAGTTTGTAATTGAAGAGTGGACTAAGCAGGACGGTTCGCAGGTGCAGACACCGACAATCCTGGTACGGGATATCGATCTCCCACCACGCGGCACGCCTGGAAATGATAACCCCCATCAACAGGCATCATCGCATCCACAAAACCAACAGCGACAACGCTCACCGGCACAACAACATCAACCAAGCGAACCGCCAATGGACTTCGACGACGACATCCCTTTTTAAAATCGGCAGCGAGGATGGTTATTGTTGTAACCACCTCAGAGCGAGATGAGGCGACAGGTCAGAATCGGCTAATCGTATCTTATGGAGTTGAGGAGGAAACCGGAAAGAAGGTGATCCTCCCGCCAGAGCACCCATCAGACATCGGAGCGCAGTTCAATACTGACCTGCAATCCTGGGTTATCCAACCTTAAATTCAGGAAACAAACATGCAATCACCTCCTCAAGGGGCGGGATACTTTCGTGCGCCCAAAAAACTGGAAACAAAGGAGCAAGTAATCGCTCGGGTCTGCGCTTACCTTGAGGAGAGTCTAGGTAAGAAGCGGGTTGAGAACCGGACGCCAGAAGAGATTCAGCAGGCGGAGGATGATTACTGGACCGAGAAGCTTCTACGTCGCTACGAAGCCAAGCTATGGCACGATAACTTCATGGCTTCTTTCCAGCCTCAATACGAAGCCTGTGGACCTAAACTCCCATCTCGCACTCGCTATGGGCAGATTGATTATTTCGGCCGCGGCGGCGCGGTAAGGAGTGAATGATGACTCACGCTCACGACGACATCAGGGTTGGCACACTGTGCCTTCCCTTCATTGGTAACGGCTGGCTAATGCCATGGGGTGAAGTTGTCAGTAATCCATTAAAGGCGCAGCGCCTCGCTGAGGAATATCGGGAAAGGCAGGAGGCGGCATGAGCAAAGTAGGCGATTATTTCTTTGAGTTCCCTGCGTCGCGCGGCATGCAGGGTAGCACGGCGACTTACATGATCACGGCGCCTGCCCGCGCGCTAACGCGCATACTTGCGTCCGACAATCACGGCAGCACGCTCGAGCGCTCTCAACGCGAAATTAACCAGGCGCGAGTGAAGAAGTTTTACCAGTACCTCGTCAATGCATACCAAAATAAAGAGCCCTTCATCATCCCGCCGCTGGTCGGCAACTGCGACGCGGATATTGAGTTTGAAGAGTTCGGCAATACGAATGTGGGCGTGGCACGCTTCCCTATGGATGCGGTGATCAAGCTGTTCGACGGCCAGCACCGCGCCGCCGGGTTAGCTGAGTTCTGCCGGACTTACGGAGAGCCAATCAGCATCCCGCTGATGCTGACCCATAATCTCCCGCTGAAGGCACGCCAACAGTTCTTCTCCGATATCAATAACAACGTCTCGAAACCTTCCGCTGCGATCAACATGGCCTATGACGGGCGTAATGATGTGGCCCAGGGGATGGTGTCGTTCCTGTCTCAGCACGACACCTTCTCAGAGGTGACAGACTTCGAGCACAACGTCGTTCCGGCGAAAAGTATGTTGTGGGTGAGCTTCAAGGCGCTTAGCGACGCGACGGCCAAGTTTGCCAGCGCGGGCAGTAAGCCTCTGGAAATGGGCGACATCGAATCCATCTGGGAGGCCTGGCTGTCCCTCACGCAGATCGAGGCGATTCGCCACGGCACCAGACAGGCAGACTACAAGCGCGACTACATTCAGTTCCACGCAGTGATGATTAACGCCTTCGGCTATGCCGTTCAGCGGCTGATGGCTGACCACTCAATCGTCGACATCGTCCAGATGATTGAGGGTCTGGCAAGTAATGCGGGCTCCTCCGAGATGGAAGACTTCTTCCTGATTTCCCGATGGTGTGGTATCTGCGTGAATGCCGATAAAGACCGTCCAACGATCATTGCCTCCGTTCCGGCGCAGAAATCAGCTGCTGAAAAGTTGGTGTCCGTAATAAGAAACGGTGCACTGGAGGAACAAAATGCCGCAGCATAACTATCCAAATGGTAAGCCCTGGTCTGATTCCGACATTGCTTTTCTCCGGAGAATGGCCGGCGTAATGACGTTGCGTGATATTGCGTCAGATCTTAACCGCACTCACGCTGCGGTACGTACGATGAGTACGAGACTGTCCCTCAATCTTCGAGAAAGCTACGCCAGGTGGACCTTAGTAGAGCTTCAGATATTGAGATCGTGTGCCGGCACCATGAGTGCCACTCAAATTGCTGGAAAGCTCGGGCGCACTCTCGATTCTGTTAAGGGGAAAGCCAGCCTGCTGGGCTTAAGCCTGCTATGTATTGGCGAAAGACATCATCATGCAGTTTACAGTGATCACGACGTATCTCTGTGTGTTGCGCTTCATGAAGAGGGCCTTTCACAAGCTGTCATCGCAGAAAAAATGGAGATACCCGCCCATAGCGTTCATGCCTTTATACACGGCCGGAGGCTTACTCATGATGATGCTTCGTGGAGGAATATGTCTCGGAAAGGAGGCGCTTGATGAGCGGTAATTACTCTCTTATCTACGCTGATCCGCCATGGTCTTACGGCAACACCATCAGCAACGGCGCCGCTGCCGACCACTACTCCACCATGAAGCTAATCGACATCAAGCGCCTTCCAGTGTGGGAACTTGCCGCCGAAAACGCTGTGCTGGCGATGTGGTACACCGGCACGCATAACCAGGAAGCTATCGAACTGGCCGAAGCATGGGGATTTACCGTTCGCACGATGAAAGGCTTTACCTGGGTGAAGCTGAACCAGAACGCCGAACTGCGCATCAACAAGGCACTATCCGATGGTGAAGTAACCGACTTTTACGACTTCCTCGATCTGCTGAACGCCGAGACCCGCATGAACGGCGGCAATCACACACGGGCCAACACTGAGGACTTGCTGATTGCAACCCGCGGCGCCGGGCTGGAGCGAAAGCATGCCGGGATTAAGCAGGTGGTATACAGCCCACTCGGCGCACACAGCGAAAAGCCGTGGGAAGTTCGCCACCGGCTGGAGCTGCTTTACGGAGATGTGCCGCGCATTGAGTTATTCAGCCGCTGCGCGGCGCCGGGCTGGCACCACTGGGGAAATCAGTGCGCCACCGCCGCGGTTGAATTGCTACCCGGCTGCGCCATCGACGTCGTGAAAACGGAGGCCGCATGACGCCAGAAACAGACAATGCCGTCCGCGCCGCCTGCCGCCGCTGCACCGAGGAAATCCAGCAGGCCATGCGCAAGAAGCCAAAGCCTAACTGGAACGAAACGGTGCCTCCCATCATCAACAAGCATCACAAGAAAATTGAAGCTCTGGGAGTTAGCCTCCTGGAGTTCGTCGTGTACACAGGTCGGCTTAATCGCCGCTTCGGAGTTGAATCGTGACCAAATATCCAAGGGTTGGCAGCGTGTCAGCCAAAAGAAAAAACACCTCCGCCAAATGTAAATGCGGTGCAGTGGCGAAGCATAAAACGACCGTGGAAGTGAATATTTTCCGTGGCGATGACGAAGTGGTTTGGTCTTGTAACGAGCACAAGAAGGATTGTGCATTTCTGGTCAGTGGGCAAGGAGGTGCAGCTTGACTCTATCGCTTAATAGGCTGAAAGAGTTGCTTTTCTATGACCCTGATACTGGAATATTCACATGGATTTCATCAACAAATAACCGTAGACCGCCAGGAGAAACGGCGGGGTATATAAACAGTCTTGGTTATGTCCAAATTGGCATAGATTGTGGTCACTATAGCGCGCACAGGCTCGCCTGGATGTATGTTCACGGAGAACTTCCTGAGCTAGATATTGATCACATTAACGGGAACCCATCTGATAATCGACTTGAGAACCTTCGACTTGTCACGCATCAGCAGAACATGTGCAACAGAAAGAAAAGGAATGATAACTCTTCAGGTTATCCCGGGGTTTGCTTTCACAAAACCAATAACAAATGGCATGCGAGCATAAGAGTAAAAGGTAAGCGCATCCACCTTGGGTATTTTAAAACAGCAAAAGAGGCATATGACAAATATGTTGAGGCTTCAAAAAAATATCACTCCCAATACACAAGAGCCCAACCCTTATCGGACTCAGAAAGAAGCGACCACCACAAGGCCTCTTAAAGAGGCTTTTTTATTGCTGGCGTTCACCTTCAACCGAATTAACCGACAGTTCCGGGAGTATTGACCATGGCTGATATTATCGATACAGCAGCAGAGATTGAAGAGCGTCAGCGTAACGCTGCCCTTTACACCCACCGCATCGACCGTAACGCCATATCAGCTGAGCGTTGTGAAGAATGCGACGAACCAATTCCAGAGCCGCGGCGCGCTGCCGTTCCAGGTTGCCAGACGTGCGCAGAGTGTCAGGGCGTGATCGAATTGAAGAATAAGCAGAGGGGGATGTGATGCCGGGAAAAGTCATTAAGGGTGAGCGCTTCCAGATTGGCGAGGTATGGCAGTCGCCACGCGGCTTCCTCTACAAAGTTGTCGATGTTGCAGGGAAAGAGGCGGTCCTTCGCTTGGGGACTCATGGCCTTGGGCGAAAAACGAAGCGATGGGTTGACGCCATCAGTGGTTGGTCGCTGTATGTGAAGGAGGAGTGATGGATTACAGCAAGTTGAGTGATAAGGAAGTTAATCGAAAGGTTCAGATAGCTTCAAGACTAATTGGTTCAATGACGGGTAGAGGCGTCCTAATTGTCATGGATGGAAAGTGGGAATTCTTCGATCCGTGCAATAACCCGGCAGATGCATGACCGATTATCACCGCAAATAAAATCAGCATTTACGCAATGAGCGAAGCGGACAAAAGAGGCGGTTGGGGGGCGGAGGCTTTTCATCCCAACGATGCATATAGCTTTAACGATAACCCACTTCGCGCCGCGGCAATCGTCTATCTCCTTTTGCAGGAGTCAGCCAATGTTCAAGCTAATTCAGCGCGGCCAGATATTCGCTGACCAGCATAACTGGCCCGTCATTATCCACAGCAGCACATCAGAAGTTGTCCGCTACTGGCGACAGGGCCGGATCAACACCGCGTCAATCGACAGATTTATTAACGATTTCGAACCGCTCGATCACCGGGAGGCGGAGCAGATCCGCGCCGAACTGGAGACGAGCGAGCACATTAAACGCCTGCGCGCTATGCGTGCGGCATGAGGAGAGAATATGTCAGACCAAAGCAAATTTTATGATTACTACATGGTTGAAGGCGATGAAGTGAAGTCGCTTATTGCAGGTTATGACGATATCAGAGAGCAGCGTAACTCTATTCTCCCTGAAGCGGCCGGCAAGGTCGGCGCTATTGCGTGGACAACGTCCAGTGGATGGGGTGGCGGAGGCGGTTTGCTAAATGGTTTTGTATGGGAGAAGGGATATCAATTCCCCTGCCCTATGACCATTAAGCGTGAAGAGATGTTTGATGGTAAGCGAGTGGTGCTGGGGAGAGGGAAAGGGAATACAAAAGAGGGCCGGGCTTACAACAAAGAGCTCGACTCGGTAATGGAGGAAGCCAACAAAAAGCTGAAATCTCTGCCTGAGTGGAAAGACTACATCGTTAACCACTACGGCATTATGCGAACCGGCATCGGCGGCCAGTCTGGACGTGGCTTCGGTTTCGCGATGCTCTCTACATATGGCGGTAAGCACCCGGGCCGTGATGACTGCCTGGTATTCGCTATCCCGAACAATAAAGAAGAGCGGCATGGCGAAGTAGAGATACCGGGAAACTTCCAGAAAATAACCTACGGGCAGTTTTACGACATCGCTAACCAGCCGAATGACTGGCGCAACTGATAGCCAGTTATGAGCTGGCTATTGGGTGCGAAAGCACCGCCTTACATCCCTTGATGTTATTGCCGCCTACGGGCGGCTTCTTTTTGCCTGGAGAAAACCATGAGCGACATTATTCAGTTGGTACCGAATAAATGGGTCACAGAGGAACTTTTAACTGCGACAACCGGCATGTCAAAGCACATGATTCAGCATGCCCGCCGGTCTACCTGGATGGAGGGAAAGCATTATCGCCATGTTGCCCCTGATATGGCACCTAAGCAAAATAGCCCAATCATGTATAACCGCGATGAGATAAACCACTGGATCGAGCACCAAAGCCCAGCGAAACGCCGGAGAATATCTGCTTAAATGTCCTTTGGCACATCAAACGAGGAATGATTATGGCAGCATACCCAACAGGCGTAGAGGTTCATGGCGAATCGTTACGCATATGGTTCATATATCAGGGGAAGCGTGTCAGGGAAAATCTCGGCGTTCCTGACACGCCAAAAAACAGGAAAATGGCAGGCGAGCTTCGGGCTTCAGTCTGCTTTGCGATAAAGACAGGCACATTCAATTATGCCTCGCAATTCCCTGATTCATCGAACGCAGAGAAATTCAGCACTGTCAGAAAGCAAATCTCACTACTTGAACTGAAATCGAAATGGCTTGGGCTTAAAGAGATGGAGCTTAGCCTCGGGACGTTGAGGCGTTACGATTGCCACCTCACAACCACTATCGAAACAATTGGTGAGCACAGGTATATCGGCAGCCTGAACACTGAAGATATCCTTAGTGCCAGGAAGGAGCTACTGAACGGCTGGCAGAAGACCAGACATGGCCTAAATCATCCACCCAAAAAGGGAAGAAGCGTTCCTACAGTCAATAGCTATATGGCATGCCTTGGCGGGATGCTGAGCTTTGCTTTCAAAAGTGGATACCTTAAAACCGATCTGATGGCAGGTATTACCCCTCTCGCAAAAGAAAGACCCATTCCAGATCCTCTTACTTCTGATGAGTATCAGAGAGTGGTTGCGGCCTGCCCAACGCTACAGTTTCAGAATATGGTTATCTTTGCGGTAAATACAGGCGTCAGGCATGGCGAACTAAGCGCGTTATCCTGGGAGGATGTGGATACTGTCAACTGGACTGTTACAGTGTCACGTAACTATTCCCTGAAGGGAAACTTCACCCTGCCAAAAACCAACGCCGGGATTCGAACAATACAGCTGACCCAGCCAGCAATTGATGCACTCAAGGCGCAAATGCCACTGACCAGAATGATGGCATCCCACAAGGTAAGCGTCAGCCTACGGGAATACAAAAAAAATAGAACCGATGAATGCACCTTTATATTCTCGCCGTCCATTACTTCAATGAACGGTAAGAAGACGATGTGCTACGTCCCCGGATCCATTAATTCAGCCTGGCGCACTGCCCTGCGTCGTGCAGGCGTCCGACAAAGACGGTCTTATGAAACCAGGAACACATATGCGTGCTGGGCACTGGTCGCCGGAGCGAACCCAAATTTCGTTGCGCACCAGATGGGCCATTCGTCAGCGCAAATGCTATTCACGGTTTACGGTAAATGGATGACCGAGAATAACCATGACCAGGTGGGCATTTTGAACGCATCATTTACTCAAAATGCCCCACCGATGCCCCATAGAAAAACCGCATAACCTTAACTATCTGATTTAACATATTAATATCACTTCACTCATGATTCATCTGGATGAGCAAGGTCGGCTCTTTTGCCTTTAGCTTCCTGCCGGTAATGTTCTGTATCGCCATTCCTCTGGGTCTGGCGCGCGAAAATAAAGGCGTGGCGGCGTTTGCGGGCTTCGTTGGCTATGCGGTCATGAACCTTGCGGTTAACTTCTGGCTGACTGCCAAAGGGATCCTGCCGACGACCGACGCGGCGGTGCTGAAAGCCAATAACATTCAGAGCGTGATTGGTATTCAGTCCATCGATACCGGGATCCTTGGAGCCGTGATCGCGGGGGTGATTATCTGGATGCTGCACGAGCGCTTCCACAACATCCGCCTGCCCGATGCGCTGGCCTTCTTCGGCGGGACCCGCTTTGTGCCAATCATTACGCTGGTTGTGATGGGTCTGTTTGGTCTGATCATCCCTCTGATTTGGCCGATTTTTGCCATGGGGATCACCGGTATCGGCCGCATTATCAATGGCGCGGGTGATTTCGGCCCGATGATTTTCGGTACGGGTGAACGTCTGCTGCTGCCATTTGGTTTACAGCATATCCTGGTTGCCCTGATCCGCTTTACCGAAGCCGGCGGTACCATGGACGTTTGCGGTCATTCCGTTAGCGGTGCGCTGACCATCTTCCAGGCCCAGCTGAGCTGCCCGACCACTCACGGCTTCTCTGAAAGTGCGACGCGTTTCCTCTCTCAGGGTAAAATGCCTGCCTTCCTCGGCGGCCTGCCGGGCGCAGCGCTGGCGATGTACCACTGTGCCCGTCCGGAAAATCGTCATAAAATTAAAGGTCTGCTGATCTCCGGCGTTATTGCCTGCGTGGTGGGCGGTACGACAGAACCTATCGAGTTCCTGTTCCTGTTCGTAGCGCCGGTACTGTACCTCATCCACGCCGTACTGACGGGCCTGGGCTTTACCGTGATGGCTGTGCTCGGTGTGACCATCGGTAACACCGACGGTAACGTGATTGACTTCGTGGTATTCGGTATCCTGCACGGCCTGTCCACCAAGTGGTATCTGGTGCCGGTTGTGGCCGCCATCTGGTTCGCGGTTTACTACGGGATCTTCCGCTTCGCCATCACCCGCTTTAACCTGAAAACGCCTGGCCGCGATACCGATACGGCCACCAGCGTTGAACAGGCGGTAGCTGGTACCGTTGGGAAATCCGGATATAACACGCCGGCTATTCTGGCGGCGCTGGGCGGTGCGGATAACATTACCTCTCTGGATAACTGCATCACCCGCCTGCGTTTGTCGGTGGCGGACATGTCCAAAGTGGATACCAACGCACTTAAAGCTAACCGGGCTATTGGGGTGGTACAGTTAAATCAACACAATTTGCAGGTCGTCATTGGCCCGCAGGTACAGTCAGTGAAGGATGAGCTGGCAACCCTGATGCGAACCGTCGAAGCCTGA